TATCGAGACACAGACGCAGGTGCTGCGAAGCAACCTAGCGCGACAGGCATACTGCCACTAGCGCTGACATAAGCGGCCCACACGGACAACCGCGCGAGAAATCCACGTAGTTACTATTTACGAAAGGGCCAAACAAATGGCTAACGCTACTGTTTCCCGCCTCGGTATCGGGTCGGGTTCAACTTACACCCAACCACCTACCACCCAAGGTGAGTGGGATACTAACAACGAATTGTTTCTTCGCCTTTGGAGCGGAGAGGTCCAAGCGGCCTTTGATGCAAACACCGTACTGCGCGAGCGGACACGGGTACGCACGATCCAGTCTGGCAAGTCGGCTCAGTTCCCGGCTATCGGTAAGACCATTGCGGAATACCACGCAGCGGGTACGGAACTGACCGGTAACTCAATCAAGCAAGACGAGCGAGTGATTCACATTGACGACATGTTGGTGAGCCACACGTTCATTGCTGACATTGAAGAGGCGAAAAACCACTACGACGTTCGCGGTGAGTTCACTAACCAGATGGGTCGCGCCTTGGCACTGACCTATGACCGCAACCTGTTTGCTGCTGCTGGTAAGGAAATCCTGTCTCCGTCTAGCTCGCTGGCAGATCAAGGTGTCGCTGAAGCTATCAACATTAACGCTGCCGTAACTGGTGTTGTGGATGCTGATGCTGACCAGACCACCAACACTGTTGCCGAACTGATTGACGCAATCTATCTGGCAGCACAGAAGCTGGACGAGAAGTTTGTGCCAGAGTCTGACCGTTTTGTGTACGTCTCCCCGGCTGTGTACTACGGCCTCGTACAGAACGATAAGATTCTGAACCGTGACTTCGTGTCTAACAACGGTGACTACGCGGACGCTTCCGTTCTGCGTGTTGCCGGGATGCAAGTTGTCAAGACGACCAACATGGCAGTGAACCACGGCTCCTCGCCGCAGCTTGGTGGCAATGACCGCTTCCCTGACTTCCGCAGCCAGTACAACGCGGACATGTCGAGCTTCCTCGCGCTCATTATGCACCCCGAAGCCCTTGGTACGGTACAACTTATGGGACTAGGTAGCGAGAGCTCCTACGACCCTAGGCGGTTGGGGACATTGATGGTGTCGAAGCTCGCAGTGGGCCACGGAGTCCTCCGCCCTGAGTGCATGATTGGCATTACCGGTAACGCTCCGACCGACCTTTAAGGTCTAGCTTTTAGGGGTGGCTTCCGGGCTACCCCTATTCCCTTTTGCAGCAGCGGAGACACCACAGATGGGCAATCCAGTCGTAGCCACTACAGAACTTCAGGCGGTCAATACGTGTCTGATGAACATTGGCGAGACGCCAGTGCAGAGCCTTGAGGATGACACCGTTGTTGACGCCACCATTGCACTCGACATCGTGCGCAACGTCACGCGCGAACTGCAAACTCAGTCGTGGCATTGGAACACTGACGTACAGATCAAACTCGCTCGCAACCTTGAAGGCCGCATCGTGCTTGCGCCGAACGTCATGCGAGTGAAGCCAAGCGGTAACGACAGCCACCTGCCCATCGTGCAGCGAGGCGTCTACCTGTATAACCGCCTGACCCACAGCTATCAGTTTGACCATGACATCACTGTCGATCAGACGATTGGTCTCCCTTACGACGAACTGCCAGAGACTGCGCGCCGCTTCATTGCCTTGCGTGCTGCGCGGATTTTCCAAGAGCGTACCATTAGCAGCGAGACGCTGGCGCAGAGCGACCGCTTTGACGAGCAGACGGCGTACACGCAACTGGTCAACGAGGAAACCAACGTGGCCGGTTACAACATGATCGCCGACAACATTAGCACCGCACGTATCGTTCACCGCACGGGATTGTTCCGCTAATGCCCCTGATTAGTGACACCATTCGCGACCTTGTTGGTGGCGTCTCGCAGCAGTCAGAGAACTTGCGGTTCAGCAACACGGCCAGCGAGATTGAAAATGCCTACTTGTCGCCAGTTGTCGGCATGCAGAAGCGTCAGGCGACTGAGTGGCTAGGCGAGCTGTACGACTACGGTACGACGAACGCGCCGACGTTCAGCGACAAGGCCGCAACGCACTTCATAAACCGTGACGCCACTGAACACTACTGTCTTGTCGTAGATGCTGACGGGCTGCGTGCCTTTGATGCTGACACCGGGCAAGCGTTGCGGGTCGAAGTGGACGACAGCGCCTCAACCGACTACCTGACTAGCGG